GCTTGCCTGAGTTAGTTTTAATATATTATCATTTATCTAAGATCATTGCATCACTGGCTGTTGTATCATCTCAATTATTTGATAACCATTTGATTCTAATCCAATATTTTGTCCAAGAAACAAAAAATCTCAGTTTGTTTAGATTTTGGAAGAAATCAAATGAAAAAGTGAATGCCGCGATAAATTTTTCGTTTTCAGACAAAAATGCCCATCTTATTAAATTCTGATTTGCTTCCAATAAATTAATTGCATTTCTATTTGTTGATAACAAATACGATGATAAATGATATCTAAAATCATCTTCAGTTGATTGTTCTGTTTCATTAAACTTAGATTCTATAAGATCAACTGCATTTTCATTTTCAGATAAATAACCCCAATGTATTCTTGATCTATTTTCTTTCAATAATTTAATAGCATTCGTATTAGATGATAATCCACAAAAACACAGTTTATTTGTATAATCTAAATTATAATATTGTTCTTCTGTAAGTTTAGATTCTAATTTTAATTTTTCTTCAATTAAATTAATTGCGTTTTCATTTAAAACCAATCTTGAATAATCTATTTTATCTTTATTTTTTTTTAATATATCAATTGCATTTCTATTTAATGTTAGATACTTCCAACTTATTTTATCCAAATTAGTTTCTAATAATCTAATAGCATTTGAATTTTTTGATAAATATTTCCAATTTATTCTATCTTTGTTTGCTTCCAATAAATCTATAGCATTTACATTTGCTGATAACATCTTCCAATCTAATTTTTCTATATCTATCCATTCTAATAATACTTTCTTTTTGGGTAGGAAAGACCAATAATATGTTAAAATCAATTCAATATTATTATCACTCAAAACTTTTATATTTTTTAGTAATCTTTTAACAATAAAAAATCTACTTATTATTTTTGAATTATCCATTCTACTATTATCTTATTTTTATTATCATTTTTATATAAAAAATATTTAATATTATATTAACAATAGCTTAAAAGAATGATTAGTCATAATTTTACAGCTTTAATAACATATTAAATAAAACAACTTGCTAAAAATATTATTACAACGCAAGAAAATGAAATTAAACTTATTATAGGCTTTGCTTTTTGTTGCCACCGATGGGGTTCGAACCCATGCGGAGAGATACTCCAAAAGATCTTAAGTCTTTCCCCTTAGACCAACTCGGGCACAGTGGCATAACAAAACCTATAATAATAATAAAAATAATTAAATATTCAACTTATAATACTTATAAGTTAAATATATTAGTTATATTGTCTTTATATAGTTTTCAATAAAAATACCTTAGTATTTTTTCAAGTTCATAAGGATTTTCAGTTATATTAAAACCTGTTAGGAAACTTAAATCATTACATATTTCTGGATCTTTAATTTTATTTGTTTTTTTAATAGGTATTGCTGGTTTTATAGTATTGTTTTTGCTTAATCTTTTATAAGGCCATTTTTGAATATTAAAATGTCTGCAAATCTTTTTTAACGATGTTTTTGATATACCTAGATGATCACAAGCATTCTCCATTGTCATATCAAATAATTGTTCTATATCTTCGTAATGTATAGTAATAAATCCATCATCTTTTCTATTTTGTACTCTTGGATTCAATGTATAAGACATCTTAATTTTTTTATTTTTGTGTTCATTTTTATATATTATTGAAAAATGATATCATTTTATTAACAATTTAAAATGTCAAATATCTCTAATTACAAAACAATAAGTAATATTATTCAAAAAAAATTTGATTACAAACCAAACAATAAAACATATAAAATTATATGTAAATATTCTTATACTATTAATTACATTATATTATACGATTTTATTGAAATTATATATCATTCATACAATAAAAATTATGATAGTGCTATTGTCAAACTAGACACATTATATAATAAATATTATGATTTTAATTCTAATGATAAAGCAATTATGATCAAGTTATTTAATACTAATTATAAATCATTGGATATTTTTGCAGTTTTCTTTATTTTAAATCTAACATCTTCTGTTAAATTACTAGAAACAAATAAAGAATTAGCAAAAATATATAATATTCAATTATCAAATTTACAAAATAATATTCAAAAATCAAAACAAATTCCAAAGATATATATTCCAAAAATTATTAATATTATTGAGAACAATAAAAAATGATGATATAAAAATACCTAAATCAAACCAATGTTTAAAAAATGTATTCATAATCGCAAATTATATGAATGTTGTAAAGATTGTAATGGTAAAGGTGTTTGCCTACATAATAGAGTTAAGTCAAGGTGTAGAGAATGTAATGGTGGTAGTTTTTGCGATCATAGTCGTAGAAGATCTAGATGCCCTGAATGTTGTAAAAATAAATACTTATGCCCTCATAATAGACAAAAAGCATTTTGTTATGAATGCGGTGGTTCGCAAATATGCCCACATAATAAATATAAAGCTCGTTGCAAACAATGCGGTGGTTCGCAAATATGTCCGCATAATAAACACAAACAATGGTGTAAGGAATGTAATAAGCCTATGATATGTATTCACGGACTTATAAATTGTAAAACTTGTATTTTGGCAAATACCGAAAAATTAAAAATGTTAAATATTATTCGCAAACTTAATAATAATACTAGCGAACTTAATATTAGTATTGATATTATTAAAAAACAATACAATATTTGTAATCATAATAATATTAAAACAAATTGTGTTCAATGTCAAAATACTTTCATAGAATCTATTTTAAATTAATGATAGTTCTACATTGTTTGTATCTACTTCAAAATCTTTTATATTTAATATTGGTTTTCCATATGTTTGCGGATGTTTTGGAAATAATTTAACCTTATGTGGATAATGTGTTGTCATTCTACCATTTACAAATGCTAATTTTCTTTTTTCTAATTGCTTTTTTGTCGCAAAATTACGTGGCACCATACATACATATACAACACACCTATAATTGAAATTATCAACTTTTTCTACTGGATTACCATAATGAACTGTTCTACTATCCCAAAATACACCATAGCCTTTTGGACATTTTATATATTTTATTTGACAATTATTTTCAATATAAAACTGTGTTTCTTCTTCATTTAATTTATACCAATCTTTCTTATCTAAAATATTGAAATTATCTTGAAATGCTTTATGATAATTATTACTTCCTTCCAATATTACTAAAGTAGCATCACCCTCTTTTGTATCATATGCATTTATCCAGCTTTGAATACATTCAAACTTATTTCTCGTATAACTTTGATCTACGTGAAACCAAGTATTATTCTTACGGGTTGGTTTATCCAATATATATACACTTACACCATCAAAACTTACTATTAGATCATCAGTATCCCATAGATGTTTAAAAATATTTATTACTTTTGGATTCTTTCTTACATTCCAAGCCAACTTAGAATGTCCTACTTTCCAATGTTGCAATAACATCTTATGTGATGGATACAAATTCAATATCTGTTTATAAGTTTCTTTATTATTTCTATCAATTGGTATAGGTAGATCTTCTGTTAAATATTCTAATAAATCCCATTTATCATTTATCATTTGTGTACATTCTTCTTCATCTAATAATGGTATTATTGCTACTCCATATTCTTTAATTTTATCTTTAATAGTTGAATAATCTGATAAGTATTTCTCAAATTCGTATGACATTAATAAAATACAAAAATTAATTACATCATTTTTTACATTCCATACATATGATCTAGATCATAATCATAATACCAATATCTATCAACATCTTCTACAAATATTTCTACTTTTTTAATTTCATCTGTTAAATATAGAATATTTAATTCGATTATCTTTAATACTATATCATCATCCAATAAATCAAAATAATTCATTTATAAATATTTTTGACATATATGCTTTATATTCCAATACCATAAAGTATCTTTAAATATTATTGTTGGTTTATGTTTTTACTTTTCTGTGAAAAACAAATACCATTTTCTAAACATATGTTATCTATTTGTATTTTTGCTTTTTTCTAAATATTATTTTTAATCCAATTATCATACGAATACCATATATGGTTTATTATTAAATACTATTGTTGGTTTATGTTTATCAAGTTTATTTAATTTAACCAAAGGTTTCCATATGAATATGTTAATAATAGTAATATTATAATCCGTTTCTTAATAATTCACGTATATCTAATAATATATCTTTAATACTTTCTTCATTTTTAATTAGTTCTTCTGTTATATTAAGTTTATCTAAAACTATTTTAGCAGCTGCTTGTTTTGCGGTTTTTTTATTTAGTTGTTCAGAACACCATTCGTATTCTATATTATCAACAATTAAACGTGATATAAATGTATTATTATCTAAAGTTTTTTCTTCATATGTTATACTTAATTTATTACGATCTAAATACGTTTTAAGTTGTTGTTGATAAGACATTATTATTGTAAAATGTATTTATATTTTTATATGTTTATAATTATAAATGTTAGATTGCAATTGCGGTAAATGTCCGAAAATTAATACTAAAAGAGTTAAAGAAATTAATATGAATAGTTTTATTGATAAATTTCAAAAAATTAATGAATTATATACATAATATTATTGTTCCTATTATTATAAATATAAATCCTATCCAATGTTTTAATTCTATATTAGCTTTAAAAAATATAAAACTTATTATTAGTAATAATACCAATTCATATACTGCTAATAACTTAAAATACCCTGGATGTGAAGAATTATTTATTAAATAATAAGATGCACAATTCCACAAAGCCAATAAAATACCACCTAATATCAAATATTTATAATTTTCTTTATCTATATTATATATTTCCTTACTTGTTATACCATATACCAATAATATAATGCCTGCTATTATAGATGCTACTATTGGAAAAATATTACCGGAAAATGATACATATTTTTGTAATAATATTATAGATATTCCAACAACAATACGACCTATTGTAATTAAATAATAATACATATTTATATTAAAATGACAAAAGAAGAAAAGATAATCGTATTAATTGATCATTTCAATAAATATGATTCAAATTATTTTATTAAAAATATTAATATAGATAGTATTGATTATTCTAAGTTTTTTAATTGTCTCTTAAAACCTGATATTATTGGTATTTATACTAGTGTTATGAAAGATATTTCACCATCTTCAAACACTGTAGCAAGTAAATCTACTTCAAATAAAACTGATTATATTTCAGTTTTAAATACACACTTTAGTTCCAAAGATATTAAGTATTTTTTAAATAAAATAAGTTCTAATACTAGTATTAATTATAAAAATTATTTAAAATGTTTATCAAGCACTAATATTAATTCTATTTATAACAATGTTAAAAAAGATATATCACCTAATACACCCTCACAATCACCTAATACACCCTCACAATCACCTAATACACCCTCACAATCTAAACCTGCCAAAACAACTACAACTGATTCTGTTGATTTTCTACCATTTACAACAAAAAGAATACCTCAAGATCTTAATGCTGAAATTGAAAGAATTAAAAGTTATAGAAGAAATGCTAAAAAACAACAAGGATTAATGCAATTAGCACAATTATTTCAAAATGATATTATAACAATAAGATCTAATCATTATAATTATATTTTACAGATTCAAATAATTAATTATTTATCTTTAAGAGATGATACATTATTGTATATTGGAAAAGTTCTTAATAGTCCTGATACACAATATAGTAATATTCCAAATTTAAAAGACAAAAATGTTGTTGTTAAAGTTCAACCAAGATCACCCGCTGGTTTTAAATCAAATATAGCATTTCAAATTACCACTGAACAATCAACAATGATGGTATTACAAAGAGATTGTAAAGATATTTTAATTCCACAATCATATTCATATGGATTAATAGAACCACTTATTAGAGGCGACATTGAAAGATATATATTAGTTAGTGAATTATTAGGCAAAGATCTATCTAAATCTTTAAAACAAACTAGCGTTGCTAATATCAAGAAAAATATTATATTGGCTTTAAAAGCTGTTCAAAAAATGCATAAATGTAATTATATACATTTAGATATAAAACACGAAAACATTGTATTTTCAGATTATACAGAAAAAGAAATAAAAGTTATTGATTTTGGATTAGCCGAAAGTATTTACAATAGAAATAATGAAAGAAATATTGTTCCACGAAAACCAGGTGAAGGATCACCATTATATATGTCTACTATGCAACACTATGTATCTGTTAAAGATTTTATGGATGATCTTCAAGCATTTGCTTGGATGCTCTTAGATTTGTTAGGAGATAAACCTATTATTGAAGGTATGCCTTGGTATAGATTAGATATTAAGAAAATATACGAAGCTAAAAGTTATTTTATAGCAAATTATAAAAATCATAATGATCCTTTCATTTCTAGTATGTTTAATGGAACATTAAATAAAAATAACATAAATGTTATAGGCGAAATTGCAGAATATACAATTAATAGAGCTGATAAATCAACGAAATACAATACAGATCTTAAAACATCTACAGGATTATATTTTACTGAATATAATGAACAATACTATACAGATATTGAACGTATTATCAATAAACTTTCTTAAACTACGCCTTCCAACAACAATGAAGATAATAGAATATTATCTATACCCATATTAATGTATGTTTCTTCTGGTATAACTATAATATCTTTAATACTTTTAATACGATCATTACTAGTATTATCTTCCCATTTAATATAACACGTATATTTACTATATATTTTTACAATTTTAGCTTTATAATAATATCCGTCCTTATACTTTGCAAGAATATTCATTTTATTAAAAATAAAATATGTTTTCATTTTTTTATAGCTAACATCAATTTAGTAACAATTATAACAAAGGCATAGGTTCATCTTCAAATATTTCTGGATTTGAAGATAATACATACCAATTCAATTTTGTTATATCTTTATTTGATTCTTCTACTGTCTTTTCTTTTATCAATTCTTTTGTTTCAATTACATTTGAATTAATACATAAATTAAACCAATTTATTTTATTTTTATTTTCTTTAATTATATCAATTGCATTAGGATTTAAACACAAATTAGACCAATCAATTGAATTACTTCTATCATAAATACCAGTTTTTTCTAATTCAATTTGCGCTTTAAGCAGTTTAATTGCATTTGGATTTAAACATAGATTACCCCAATGTATTTTATATTTATTTTTTTTAAGTAAATTAATTGCATTTGGATTTTTAGATAAATTAATCCAATTAATTTTTGATATATTATTTGTTAATATTTTAATTGCATTAGGATTAGTAGATAGTTTATCCATATGAATTAAATTCATATATTTTTGTATAATTTTAATTGCAAATGGATTGGAAGATATTTCAGCCCAATTTAAGTGTTCATTATAGTTAAGATATTCATAATCTCTACTAGATATTTTATTTTCATATATTATTCGTTTTTCAATAAGTTCCACTATTCTTTCATTTTTATATTTACTTAAGATCATCCAATCTACTTTATTATATAACTTAACATAGTCATTAATTGTTAGCGTATGTTCATAATCAACACGTTCCCTTAATAAATCAAATGCATTTGGATTATGCGACAACTCATTCCATATTATTTGATCTTTGTTGTTTCTTAATAATTCTATAGCACCTGGATTCTTACATAATCTTGACCAATTAATATTATCTTTATGCAGTTTCAATAAATACATTGCATCTGGATTACTACTTAATATATTCCAATCAATATAACATTCTCTATTTTCCCAAATATAATGTAAAGCATATTTGTTTTTGTAAATCAAAGAAGTTAGTTTTCTTTTATCTACCCAACTAGATAATAACCTTTTCTTATTATCTAATATATCCCAATAATATTTTAAAATTATATGAACTATATGTTCATCAAATACTGATTTATTTAGTAGAATTTTAACAACCTTAAAGTTATTGCTTGCAAACATAGCTATTATATAACATTTAATTATGTTATCATTTTTTTAAATAGGCATAGGTTCATCTACAAATATTGCAGGATTTGCAGATAACAAATGCCAATCTATTTTATCTTGATTATTCTTTATTAATTCAATAGCATTAGGATTACTAGATATTTCACACCAAGAAAGTAATTTACAACCAAAACTTAAATAATCATATTCATCAATATTAAATTGTTTTTCATATTCTATACGTTCTTTAATTAAATGAATAGCATTTGGATTTTTAGATATATTAAACCAATCTATTTTATCTTTATTGTTTTCTAATATTTTAATAGCATTTGGATTACCAGACAATAAAGACCAATCTATTTTATCGGTATTGTTTTCTAATAACTTAATAGCATTTGGATTTTTAGATAAATATAACCAATCTATTTTATCTTTATTGTTTTCTAATATCTTAATAGCATTTTTATTACTAGATAACATAGACCAATCTATTTTATGTAAATTATTTTCTAATATTTTAATAGCATTTGGATTTCCAGACAATAAAGACCAATCTATTTTATCTTGATTTTTTTGTAATATGTTAATAGCATTTGGATTACCAGACAATAATGTCCAATCTATTTTATTGCTATTACTTTCTAATATATCTATAGCATTTAGATTTTTAGATAATTCAAACCAATCTATTTTGTCATAATTATTTTTCAATATATCTATACAGTTGGGATTTCTAGATAACCAAGACCAATATAATTTTTTATATATATTATTCTTTTGTTCGTTTAATCTAGTGCCTAATAATTCATTTCCACTTGTATTTGTATTTCCAGACAAATTTAACCAATTAATTTTATCATAATTATTTTTTAATAAACTTATAGCATTTGGATTTACAGATAACCAATACCAATCTAAATTATTTATATCAATCCAATCTAATAATACTTTAGGTTTATCTAATAATTGCCAATAATATGTTAAAATTACATAAATAATATGTTCATCAAACTGTGATTTATTTAGTATATGTCTTACAACATTAAATTGATTATTTGCCATTGAACACATTTAATGTTTTATTTATTGTAAATCATTTTTATGCAATATAACCAATGTATTATTTTTAATAATAATACTATAATTTTTATTTAATATAAATCTTTGTTCTTTTATTTTTGCAAAGTCTTTCAAGGTTTTATAAGATACTTTAATATTCAATTTTCTAAAAAATATACTTGAAACTGAAACGTATTTTAAGGTTTTAATTTCATTATCAGTATAAATACCCTTATCATACTTTAATAATAAATTATCTACTAATAGATCTAATATTATATTAGATTCTTCTAATTTATCTTTCAAAATAAAAAACGATTCTATCATATTTGTATTTTGTATAGTTTCAATTGAAGGTCTAATATGATCTCGTATTTTACCTCTAACTGACCACTTAGGAGTGCTATCACATAAATAATCTAAATTGTGTTTATTTGCATATGCAATTATTTCTTTTTTATCAATATTTAACATAGGTCTCCATAAATTAATATTATCAATTGTAGATAAAACAGACATTCCACATAAATTATTATAATTGTTTTTATTTCCTATATTTGTAATTATATTTTCAAAACAATCATCTTTATTATGACCTAATAATACATATTGTGATTCTATAATATTATATAAATTAAATCTTATTTTTTTAGTTATATCTTCATATAGATCACGTAATCCATTATGTAAACATTCATCTCGTGTTATTTCATTAACTGTTCTATACAATAATTTAATATTTAAAGAATTACAATAATATTTAACAAAGTTTAATTCATCTTTTGAATTTTTATAATCTATATGAACTGCTATTATATTTTTATGATATTTTTGTAATATATGTAGTGCTGTAACACTATCTACACCTCCTGATAATGATACAATTATTATATTATCCGTTTTAATTTTATTATATTCAATTTTAATTAATTGTTCAATATCAACTGTTTGTTCATATTTTATACTTTGAGTATCTAATATATTTTTATTTATATTTACATTATTTACATTATTTACATTATTATGTGTTAATTGATATTCTGTAGTTAATTTATAAGATCTTTCTAATGTATTTCTAATATATTTTTTACAAGTAATTTTATCAATATTATGTGAATTATTATA